TTAGACATATGCTGTTCATCATTATTATAATGATAGTCTTTTAGAATTAATCTTAATTCCTCTTTTATTTGTTTTGTTTTCATATTGTTAATATAGCACTTGACAAACACTATGTCAAGGGATAATGTAGGATAATTAATAATAACTAATAAAGGATATTGCTTGGAGCTTGGAGCTTGGTCAAGCGGATCTCTTCACGATACCAGATGTATACTCTGGACCACTAATAGATCCTTTCATCAGCAACCTATTAAGATGCTGTAAACTCGACCCGAGAACCGTTATCACTTGGGGAAGCATGTACATACCTTTACCCCCTGCTCGCAATAGCGGTTCACGATTCAAGCTCTAGTTTGGGGCATGCTCCTGACTTTTAACAGGGCGGACATAAAATGTCCTGTCAATCCCAAACTAGATGAGGCAGTTATTATAATGGCTCATACCTCAGGAGCCGTAATCAATATAGCACTTGACAAATACTATGTCAAGGGATAATATAGGATAATTAATAACGAAAGGATATACAGATGAATAAGAAGTTTTATATAACATACTACGCAAACAAACATTCTAAGTTTATAACGAGACTAGGAACATGGACAAAGGATTGTAAGGAATGGACTAGCAAGGATATGAAACCTTGTATGACTTACTTTGATGTAGATGCTAATGGATACAGAACAGCAACAGGTGGCGTAAAGATTACATATGAGGGAGGATTAAACTAATGACAGGATATGAAATAGCACTAGGAATATGGACAGTAAACATTCTTATAGTTGCGATAGTTTATTTTATTAATCAAATATAAGGGGGTAAATAATGGAAGGTATAGAACTTATAATAGCAGTAATAGGTGCAGTAATAATACTTTGTTTATACACTTGACATATCCTAGAATATAGGATATAATAGGACTAGTGACTATTAACAGCTAACTATTAATTATTAATAGGGTTGACGGCATCAGCCTATGGGATATAATAGGACCATGATTAACCAACGAAAGGATATAATATGACAATGATTACTTTTAACAATGATGAGGAAAGAAAAAACTTTCAAATCTCTATGGCGCTAACTATGTTGCGTAGTGAGGTAAGAGGTGGGATGATTATGTGTGACCCTAGAAAGGGAACGACTGTAAGAACTTTGGCGCGTTATTTTCAAGGTCTTAAAAAAACTCGTAAGGGTGCATATAAACAATTAGTTGATGCTGGTGTATATGTTCAATTAGATGAATTAAAGAAAAAGAAAAATTAACACTTGACCGGGCTATCCTACTAATGTAGGATAGTCCTATCAACAACGAAAGGATACACAATGTACAATACATTACTATATATAGGCATCGCATTCTTACTGAGTGGCTTTGGTCTATTCATCGTGTCAATAATAATGGAACGACATTACGAAGTTAAGTTATGGAAACTACAACAAAGGATTAAGAATGAAAGTAATAAAATATAAAGATAAGGAATATAAGTTACCATTTAAAGTATTGTTATCTAATGAACCGACTAACGAAGAAACAGTAGCTAACAGGTTTGGTGGTGATACATGTACACTGCCAGAGTTTGCTGTTGCTGTGTATGATACTATTCTAGGTGCAGAGATGGTGCAGGATTGGAAGACACATCGTCAAGGACTTGATTGGTTTAGCAGAAACTTTACTGACCAATACTATACACTACTAGACTAACAACATAACAGGCACAACCATAGGTTGTGCGCCCCCTGCGGGGCTACATCCAGCTAATAGAGGTACCAGACCCATTCCCAATATAGCTACGGACCAAAGACCCATACACCCCTTACGTGTAAAAGGGGTCCCACTACTCTAGGTTGTATTGCTTGATTTAGACAGACAGGGGTGTTAAAAACTTATTAAACATCTTACAAGGGTGCAAAAAAATTTTAAAAAAATTTTTATGATTTTAAATGAAAAAGTAGACATAAGTAAACTTCCCTCGGACATTAAAAAAGAATTTTTAAAGTTGCAGGTTATGTATGCTGAAAAACAAATACAAGCCAAAGCTAAAGATGACTTCATGTCTTTTGTTAAATGTGTTTGGCCAGATTTTATAGAAGGTTCACACCATAGACATATTGCAAAAAAATTTAACGACTTAGCAACAGGTAAAATAAATAGATTAATTATAAACATGCCACCTAGGCATACTAAATCTGAATTTGCCTCTCACTTACTTCCTGCTTGGATGGTGGGCCGTAATCCAAAACTCAAGATCATTCAAGCAACACACACAGGAGAACTTGCAATTAGGTTTGGCCGTAAAGCCAAGCACATGATTGACAGTGAAGAATATAAAAAAATATTTGTTACAAAGTTACAAGAAGATTCTCAAGCAGCCGGTAGGTGGGAAACAGCACAAGGCGGAGAATATTTTGCAGCTGGTGTCGGCGGTGCCATCACCGGACGGGGTGCTGACTTATTAATAATTGATGACCCACATTCTGAGCAAGATGCAATGTCATCTACTGCATTAGAAAATGCTTACGAGTGGTATACATCTGGACCACGACAAAGACTTCAGCCAGGTGGTAAAATTATTTTAGTTATGACTAGATGGTCTACAAAAGATTTAACAGGAATACTATTATCAAAACAAAAAGAACCTAAATCAGATCAGTGGCACGTGGTCGAATTTCCAGCAATCATGGACCAAGGAACAGAAGAAGCTAAACCTGTATGGCCAGAGTATTGGAAGCTAGAAGAATTAGAGAAAGTAAAAGCAACCTTACCTGTTGGCAAATGGAACGCGCAGTGGATGCAAGAACCTACAAGTGAGGAAGGTGCAATTATAAAACGTGAGTGGTGGAGACTTTACGACAAAGAAAATATACCTCCTCTACAACATGTCATACAATCCTATGATACAGCATTCATGAAAAAAGAAACTGCCGATTATTCTGCTATTACAACATGGGGTGTTTTTTATCCACGAAGATTCAGGCGCTAATCTTATACTATTAGATTCTATTAAAGGCAGATACGAGTTTCCAGAACTTAGACGATTAGCTTTACAACAGTATAAATACTGGCAACCTGAGTCTGTAATTATAGAAGCTAAGGCATCTGGACTACCTCTAACGTATGAATTAAGACAGATGGATATACCAGTTATTAACTTTACTCCGAGCCGAGGAAATGATAAGCATACAAGAGTTAACGCATGTGCGCCTCTTTTTGAGTCTGGAATGGTTTGGGCCCCGGATCAAAAATTTGCTGAAGAGGTTATTGAGGAATGTGCAGCATTCCCACACGGCGATCATGACGATCTTGTGGATTCAACAACACAAGCTATTATGCGTTTCAGGCAAGGCGGATTAATCCAACACCCTGAAGACTACATAGATCAACCACAAAAGCCCAGACAGAAGGTATATTACTAATGGGTATAATTACAAAAGGTATGGGTATAGTTCTTAAAAAAGGAAAAAACCGTATTAAAGAAATAAACAAGAAATTAAAAAAATCAAAAGACAAACAAGCTACAACTGAAAAATATATAGATGAAGTTAAAGATATCTATGACAAAAATAAATAAACTTTGTTAAATGAATATAATAAGAATTATACAAGCTCTAGCAAGAAAAAATGTTATTCAAAAAAATAATAAAACTGGAATTACTTCTATCCCCAATAGAATGAATGCCGAAGGTGAAGCTGGATCAATTGCGGCGCAACTGCAAGATGCAGGCTTACCTTTAGAACAAGCAGATAAAATTATTAAAAGTGAACAAGATCTTATAAGAGTATTAAATCAAATTGACCAAGCACCTATTCAACAAAATATAGAAAATGTTATACCCTTTCCACAAGGCGGAAAAGATAGACTTAGTCCTTTTGATGATTTTAAAGCATCAGAAGATATTTATGAACAAGCACAAAATTTAACCCCTATAGCAGCCATGAAAGAAGCTAACAATCTTATAGGCAGAAAAGGTAAATATAAAAATATATCTGCAGAAGATGCTAAGAAAAAATTAGGAGAACTAGAAGAGATTATTAAAAGTGAAAAGTTAGAACCTGAAGATTTAGTAGGTGATGATCTTGGTGATATGTTAAACGATTACGATGGTGATCCAGATGCTATGGCAATGGGTGGACTAGCTGGATTATTAGGTGAAGAACCAAGATCCGAGTACAGTGGTGGCGGAGACACAGGAGCACCACCTATAACTTATAATGACAATGTAGGTAAGAGTGGACCAGGGCCTTCGATGCCACCAAATACAATGATGAACACACCAGCAATAGATCCGAGAATGTTAAATCAAGGCAGAGGAAGCGGAATATTTATTGATCCAAGAGGATTGCAAGACGGTAAGATACCATTACCTACACAAGGTTTAGCAGACGGCGGTAGAATAGGATTATCAGCAGGTGGAGGCATTACAAGACTATTAAAATTTTTAAAAAAATTTAAAAAGAAAAAAACACAATCTCAATTATTTGAAGAAGATATGGCTAAGATAAAAAAAGAAATGGAAATTGAGAATAAAAAATTTTACGAAGGTTTAAAACCAGGTGGAGAACTTGAACAAAATATAGAAAAATCAACAGGCTATCAATTTCCTGATACAGATGAAATTAGGAGAGTACTTAAAAAAAAATTGGGAAACAAAAAAGACAATGTTTTAAAAGAGTTTGATACTACAGGTAGAAAACCTAATGCAATG